CAAGGCAGCGGAAATGGATCAGGAGAAATACAGCGTCGGGGATTGGCGGCAAGAGTTAGCACAGGCCGGTGTCGATCCAGATATGTTCTATGACCTGCTCGTCTCCACCCTCGCTGCAAAACAAGCCGGTGTCAGCCTAGAGGAAGTGCGCAACCTTGTTCGATCTCTCATCTCCCAGTCTACCGCCGCTTAGCACGAAGTCTATCGATCAATTAATCAAGCAGGTGACCGCAGAGGCAGGGGCGATCCTTACCCAAGCCAGCGCGCGGATCATGACCGAGTATCAAGATGATCCGTGCGGCTTCGTGCGCAACGAGCTAGGGGACACCCTGACCCCGGATCTAGAGCGGATCATGGAGTCGGTGCGCGATTACCCCGAAACCATCGCCCGATCCGGCAACGCAACCGGTAAAACGTTTATTGCGGCCCGCATTGCGGCTTGGTTCTACAAGTGCCATCCTGGCGCAAAAATCTTCACCGCGGCTGCGCCGCCCCTTTCCAACCTCACAAATCTACTGTGGGGAGAAATCGGATCGATGATCGCACACCACCCCCGCCTCTTTGCGGGGGACAGAATCACCTATCTGCGAGTGGAACGCAGCGACGACGAGTATTGGGTAGGCGTTACCATTCCCTCTGCCGGTAGCAGTGAATCCAAAGAAGCGCGCTTCTCGGGCAAGCACGCACCCTATCTACTCTTCATCGTGGATGAGGGCGACGCGGTGCCGCTAGAGGTGTACAACGGCATCGAGTCGTGTATGTCGGGCGGCCACGCGCGGCTGCTCGTCATGTTCAATCCACGTTCAACCCTGGGGCCGGTCTATCGCAAGGAGGTGAACCAGGAGGCCAACGTGGTCACCCTCTCCGCTCTGGATCACCCCAACGTCATCACCGGCATTGAACATATTAAGGGCGCTGTCACCCGCGACAAGACGGTGCAGCGCATCAATAACTGGTCGCGCCATCTCACGCCCGGCGAGCAGGAAGACAAGCACTGTTTCACCGTGCCTGATTACCTGGTCGGCACGACCGCCCCCCGCAAGACCGGCGACTTCTTTCCACCCCTGCCAGCCGGGGTACGCAAGATCACGGACGGTCGCCTCTCTTACATGGTGCTGGCGCGCTACCCAGCCCAAGCCAGCAACCAGCTCATCAGCGAGGAATGGGTCAGCGCGGCGCGATCACGCTGGGATCTGTACGTAGCCACGTATGGCGAGAAAGCGCCCAAAGGCGTGCCCGCGCTGGCCGGTCTGGATGTGGCCGAACTGGGCGACGACAGCAGCGCGTTCTGTATGCGGTATGGCGGCTATGTCGCACCTTACTTGGTTTGGGGTGGGGTCGATGTGACCGTGAGTGGGAAACGGGCAGCGCAGTATTATCTGAGCCATAATATCCGCTACGTATTCATCGATGCCAACGGCGTCGGCGCAGGCACCGCCCCGACCCTACGCAGCGAGCTAAAACGGCTCAAGGTGAAAAACTATGGATCGGTCGCCGTGCCGGTCAAGACCGCCGAAAGCCCCACGGTCAAGCCCGACGACGGGGAGTTCAAGATCCTACGCGACCAACTCTGGTGGGCGGTGCGCGAGTGGCTCAAAAACGACCCCGGCGCGATGCTCCCGCCCGACGATGAACTACTGGAAGAACTCCTGATTCCCACCTATGAGCAGGTCGGGCGCTTCATCCGCGTCATGGAGAAAAAAGACATGCGCAAACTGCTAGGCCGCAGCCCCGACCGCGCCGACGCCCTCTGCCTTACCTTCGCCCCGCGCCCCCCCGCCTCGCTCGTTGCTTTCGTGTAATTGGGGGATTCACGCCCGTCAACTCTTATGCTATACTACGTACAATAACTGTACGTGAAACGCAAAGAGGAGTAGACGATGGGGATTATCAAGAACTTTCTTTCCTTTTTTAACCGGGGAGCCGCGCCGGACTCTGCTACCAAGAATAACCTGAGAGCGCCGAATCCGGCCTACGCCATCCTGCGCTCGGTGGCGCGCAGTGGGGGAAGTATCGGCAGCGGCGACTTAGAACACTACATGCGGCTGGCGATTACAAACCCGCATGTCTTTTCCGCGGTGCTGAGTATTGCGGATCGGGTGGCGAGCCTTGACAACTTCGCGGTGAAGGCGCGGCAAGGGCGCGGCGAGTGGACGGATCTGACCAGCCACCCGCTGCTCGATCTGCTGCGCGACCCGAACGATATGATGACCGGCTCGTTTCTCCTGGGTGACGTGCCCTGGACAGAACCGTTGCAGGGGAACGCCTATTGGTTCGTGGTGAGCGAATATCCTGGGGCCGGTCAGCCTAGCGAATTGTGGCCCTTGCCCGTCTTCCGCATTCGCCCGCGGCCCGACAAACTACGCATCAGCGCGGTAACCGGCAAGCTGGTCATCGACTACGAGTACATGTTTGACAACTCGATCATTCTCCCTGGCGAGAATGTGATCCATTTTCGTACCAACAACCCCTACAGCCAGTGGGAAGGGTTGAGCAAGCTCACCGCGCTACAACTCAACCTGGATAGCTCCTACGCCGAAGCGCACTGGCTGGGTACGCATTTTGGGGAAGACAACGCCATTCCCGCCGCGGTGATTAGCCTGCCGCCCGAACTGGATGAAGACCAGTTCAAGTTGATTGAGGGCGATATCCGCGAGCAGTTTGGCGGGCGCAGCCGCACCGCCATTACCCGCGCGGGCACAATGGATGTCAAGGTCATCCAACACAGTATTGCCGAGATGCAAGTACTTGACCATCTCAGCTACTCTGCCGAAGAGGTGCGCCGGGTCTTTAAAATCCCAGAGGGGTTGAACGAAGCATCCTCCGGTCAAAGCCGCCTGGCCGCCGAGCAAGCCCTGGCCCGCGACGCCATCCAGCCCATGTGCAACCACATAGCCGACACCCTCACCCACAAACTTGCGCCCTTCTACAACTTGGGCAACCGCGAAATCAAACTTGTTGCCGAGGATCTTGTCCCTGCGGATCGGGCGATGGATGTGAGCGAGTATGGCAGCTACAGCCCAGCCCGCACCCTCAATGAGAATCGCGAGGAGCTTGGCCTCAAGCCCATTAAGCTCAGTGGCAAGCTAAAAGCCCTCCAGCCGCTACTAGATGAAGTGCCCTTGCATTATGCCGATATGCTGGCACCGATGTTAGGCGCAGGCTCAGCCGGTGGCTTACCAGGGCTAACGCAGGGCGCATCTGGCGCTGCGGGTGGTATGGTAGGAGGTGGGAATCAACCTGGGGCTTCTGGTGGCTTTAGCACGGAAGAGCAGCAGATGATCAGCGCGATGAGTGGCGCACCCGCCAAGCCGCCGCGTCTGACCGCGGCCCCGCTCAAGGCGACGGAGCAGGAGGCGATCTTACTCGCGGCGCTCAACGTACTAAAACGGGAGGCGGCGCAATGAGCCTGTTTCTGGTTGATCACGCGGCACCGGTTCCCCGCGTCCTCGCGGCGCTGCGCGGTGCGCTAAAAGGGGGCGCAGGCAGCGGGTTCCATGGACACGCGGGGAGACCGGGCCAACGCGGTGGCTCTGCGTCTGTCGCGCTTTTTCATGGCACAACGACGGCTTATCGCGCGGCTATCAAAGAGCAGGGTCTTATTGCCGCCAAGGGCAAGGGGGCTGACGCATGGGCGCGCAAACGTGGGTGGACGGTGCAGCGCGTACAAGTCGCCGGCCAAGCGGTGTCGGTCTTCCTTACCGCCGATCTAGAGATGGCGAAGCAGTATGCCGACTATGCCGTCGAGATGGGAGGTGGCGAACCGGTAATTCTCCAGATCGCGCTTCCCGCCGACGCAGCGGATCGCCTGCTTGCCGATGAGAACCAGGCTGGGGGGCTACGGTTTGAGGGAACGATTCCTCCCGACTGGATCACGTTTGACGACGCGGCCAAGTCATCTATCGTGTATGCGGTGGCATTGGTGAGTGATATCGACACCAGTAAGGGCGGTGAGGGATCTGGGTTCCACGGCCATGCCGGTCGCCCAGGCAAGCGCGGTGGCTCTGCGCCCAGCCGCATGGATCTAGGAGACGTGTCCGACCGGCTGGACGTGACCAGAGACAGCCTACTCTACGGCACGCGCTCCGTTATGGTGGATGGCGTGCGGGTACATATCGGCGTGGGGGTTTCCTACCCCAGCCGCGAGCGCGATGGCAGCGGCATGGTGGATACAGATGGCAAGATTATCGCTGGCCCCAAAGACTGGCTCATGCAGGATGCGATGGCGGTGCCGGAAGTGGTCAAAGCGGTAGACGATGCCTACGCGGCGTTAGCTGACCAGCGCGGCGGCGACTTTGCTAAGGCGGAGCCAACCGATTATCAAGATCGCATTGCAGCGCTTCTATACGGCTACAAGTCGCCCCTGACCTACGCTCGTAACTTGGACACCCTAAACGCCATGACCCGCGCTTACCTGGCGAACGATACCGCCGAGATTGTGCGCAGCGAGGATCGGGTTGCTCAACTTGAGCGGGATCACAAACGACTTCTTGACTACTTGGGCGAAGACCCATCCGCTACTTACCTACAATCGATCCTAGAAAAAGCCCCTGCCGAACTATTTAAGGCCAAAGTCACCGCCCTAGCCTTTGCGGATCGGGCGATGGAACTAGGCGACCAAGAGGCGGTCAACCAGTTTGCCAGCGAAGTGCAGCGCACGCAAGCCGACCTAAGAGAACGCTATGGCGACACCATCACCCTCTACCGCGGCGTAAACGGGGACTACGCCAAAGCGCTAAAGAAGGGCACCAAGAAGGCGGGGAGCAGCGTAGGCGTAGCGATCTATCCGGCCAGTTCGTGGACTAACGATGCGTCCATCGCCCGCGAGTTTGCCACCAAAAGCGGCGTTGTCATCAAGCAGACCGTGCCGGTAGATCGCATCTTGTTTAGCTACCACACCTCCCCCTATATCCGCCTGAGCGATTGGCCTTTCGGGGGTAAGCAGGAGTATGAGTTTATCATTGCCTCCCCATCCGATACGCTCACCCTCACGAAGGAGGATCTGTTGTGATGATCTTACCCAACCTGGACGAGGTGCAACCCTGGTTCAAAGCCGATGCGCAGCCGCAGGGAGCCATCACCGTCACCCACGGGTTTCCTGCCGCACCCGATCAAGATGAAGTGACGCCGCGCCTCGTGACGCGCCCAGCCCTTACCCATAAAAGTCACGAAAGTTTGTTACTTTTTATTACCAGCGGCGATATCACGGCGAAGGCGTTGGCGCGCTGGCTGTGCGCGGTCAAAGGGGGTGAGGGGTCGGGGCACTTCGGCCACGCCGGAAGACCGGGACAGCGGGGGGGCAGCGCCGCGGAGGGTACACCTACCGCACCCAAGCGCCTGGAGGGAAAGGTCTGGAACGGGGAGCCGGAAGCGGCTACGCCCACCTTGAGCAAGTTGCAGACCGGGGCCATTGGGGAAAAGCTCGTGATCGATCTACTGACCGAGGCGGTCGGCGTGCCCTTTGGCACCGTCAATCTGGGTGTCAATAACGCACCCTTCGATGTCGCGGGCAACGGCTTTGCGGTGGAGGTCAAGACCGGCATGGCAACCAACGGCAAAAGCGCCATGCACTGGCGCGCCACCATCGGCCAACCGGGGAAGGCCGAGCAAGAGCTACTCAAGCAGATGGGCGCCGAAGAGAAGCGCGCACATAACCAGTGGAAAGAGCAAGAGATTCTCAAACGCAAACACGCGCTGCTCGACCGGATGACCGCGGAGGCCGGTAAGGAAATCAAGCCCTTGACTATCGGGGTGATCCTTTCTGCAGACGGCAAACGCGCCGATGTCTACAGGTTCGAGGGATTTCACTTGCGCTTACCGTGGAACAAGTATGCGACCGAGGAGTATTACCTGGGTAGTTATGAGACGGGAGCTTAGCATGACGACGATTGCTGCACAGGCACAGGCTGCCGCGATCACGCAAATCGAGGCGGATTTTCACCGCGTCTTTACCCGCTGGAAACGCATGGCTCCGTGGCGCGACGCGGTCAAGGGCGGGCCGGGGTCGGGCTTCCATGGACATTCCGGTCGCCCTGGCAAGCGGGGTGGTAGCGACAACGACGGCAGCACCGGCTCACCCACGGGAGCCACCCCCGTCGCCCAGCGTAAGCCCAGCGCCACCCTATCCGACCGGCCCGTCACCCGCACGCAGGCCATTGCGGTCGCTCTTCAAAAACTGGATGGCGGGAAGCCGACCGGCAACCTGCTGGCCT